AACCTTGCACTTATCGTTTCCTCTGGTGATCCTCCTAACAAGGAATTAACAGCAAGATCAAGTGTAAATAACTGATTAAAAATCCACTGTCCTAATTTTGACTTTGCCATTAGTATCATTCCTCCAGAGGTATGACTGTAGTGGAGACAGTAACTATAGTAGTTGGGACAGGGAGCTTAGGATCATCTTTTTCCAACCACTTAAGTAACAATGTTAGGAATTTAACTAACCACTTCATAATGACCTCAATCTGTTATAATGTAACCAGATGATGTTTTTACTGGATGATTCGAATAGACATCGATCCAGGTACGATCTTTGTATCGGAAAAAGGGACACTGTCCGCAGACTCCCCCCATAAGTTGACGAAACGACCGACTACGGTATATGGACCTTGAGGTAAAGATGCAAGGTCGTAACAGATGGTACGACTAGTTCCGGTACAGTTGACTTGAGTTGCAGGATTGGTTCCGCAAGTGGTAACAACTGGAACTGTTATGTAGTCAGAGATGCCGAATTTGAGTTTGGCAGCTATTACATTTTGTTCTGCAACTGAGCAGTCACAAGTTAAGAAAGGACCGGCAAAAGTTTGGGCTGGCGACATGAGTAATAATAACAAGAATGGTAAAACGGCTAATTTCATTTTACTGTCTCCCTTCATGTTCCATAGAGAAGTGATTACCGTCTGGATTTGAGAAATCTCCTCCCCAACGATTTAGTGGATGGAGAGACTTCCAATACTGACCTAGTTGGAAGTAATCTCCAGAGTTGGTTAAGTAACTGTCGTTTTTGAACAAGCAAAAGTCTTGTGCAAGACGAATGTAATGTAAGGAACCTTTCATGTGTCCTATTCCATTAGCATTAAAAGATTCACCGAAAGTAAGTTTATAATCCATGCTGTAAGCGAAGGAGATTAACTTACCTATGTTGAAAGTAAATAGTTGCTGTTGGTCAAGTAGTTTGTTCATTAACTTCCTCAGGTTCAACGTCTACGATCATTCCAGATTCACGAGCAGCAGTGATTGCACGCTGCTTGAATTCTTCAAGGTCAGCCTTTGTAAGTCCAATGTGAGTGGAACTGGATTGGACTTTAGTAGGAACACGGAGACCAGAGAGTTCGAGTAGGACTGTGTCAGCTACATCCTTTCGATCTTTAACGGAAGCCGAACCATCTTCGTTTTCGAAAATCTCTTGATAAACGTCAAGAGCACGATTGGTTAAAACACGAACACGCTCTATGACCTTTTTCGCTTCACGATCTTTATCCTGGCGAATTTCGGAAAGTTTTAACTCACCCAGGTTTGAATTGAGTGTATTGCTGACTGTTTGAGGATGAATGTTTAAGATTTGGGCGATTTCAGTTTGCTTCCATCCAAGAGCAGCCAATCTCACAATTTCATGAGAGCGTTGCCAAAGCTGTTTGATTTCGTAAGTTTTACGTTCTCCATCTTCAGCTCTCCTCCCATCGAGGTCACGGAACTCAAATCCATAAAGGCCATTTCTTGTAACTAATTCAGTTTCCATAAAATTTTCTCAGAAAAATTTTTTTAACTTTAGTTGAGATCAGTATACCATTAAATGATGGAAATGTCAAGGTATTATTCTGTACGGTTGTAGGTAGGTACTATTGTTACGAAATTGTACAAATTTTGTACTACCTTTCTATAACTAAACTATAAACGTTAGGCATGGGACCCAGGCATGGAACCTCTCATTTGTTACGTAGTTTGTCCAATTTTTGCACGATCTGTTACCAACTATCTGTTACGGATAGATAGATGGATGATCTGTAGCAAATGTTACGAAATTGTACATTGTTCTAAACTACCTTCCATTTTGGAGAGGAGTCAACCCGCCGTAACTATGCAAAAAACTACCCCCATGCCCAACTTGACAACCCATTAAAACTATGTCATAATGGTTTCAAAATTAAATATTAGTTCATTGACATACGAGGTGAATATTATCTGGTAGGTGCGGTGTCCACTCATGCGAACACCTAAACCTGTAAAGCCATATCCATTACCTCGGCGAAATAACGAAACCTGACATAGTTTTAAACCGATCACGTTTAAACCTATTAAAAACGTAAGGAGAAAAGCTATGTTAGATATGAATGAAAAAGTTGATAATCTCGTTTTATCCAAGGGTTGTAACATCAGACCTTATAAAGGGAGCGAGGAGTTCAAACGGATAAACCTTAGTGTAAAGTTTCATGGTATTACTTTACATGACGTCTTTCAGAAGGCCTTAAGCGGTGCGGTTATAAGTTGGCAGAATGGCCCTGGGAGGAGAAACTTTGACAAGTGGAACAGTAATCAAACTATTGAACTTTCCTTTAGTGCTCCAGGGAGAACGCAAATAACTTTCGATCCTGTCTCAGCGGCAGCAGCGGAAGGAATCTCAGTTAAGGAATACCTGGAAAGAGAACTTGCTAAATATCAGGACGATGTAGATGAATGAGTAGTTTGTAAGTAACTATGTCAGGTGGAGGAAAGCCCTATGGATTAGGTTCTGTAGGGCTTTTTTTGTTTAGAGTGTAAAGTGTAAAGTGTAGGTGTAGGTAGATGTAGGTTCGAGGAAATGACATTGTGCAGAATATTACGTTGACAATTACAGGTAGGTGATGTATGGTGTATTAATGTATGGTGTAGGAAATGTCAATGGTTTGCTCTTCCAGGTGAGGGCATATGCATACATACAATGCATACAATGCATACAATGAATACATACTACATGTATATATAAAAGAATATATATATTGTAGGCTACTCGTAATGAATGTATGTATTGTAGGTAGATATTGTAGGTAGATATTGTAGGTAGGCATTGTATGCAATATACACCTCTGGGGACAAGCAAACTATTGACAACATGACAGATGACAGATGACATAATACGTAATACATTACATACGTACAATTTAACAGTTCGTCCAAAATTTGAACAATCTAACCAATCACTATTTCAATCACTTGTTTCAACCACTAAGAGGAATGAGTGAGGAAAAAGTGAGAGAAAGGAGGAGTTATGCAAAGTTATGAAGAAAGAGTGGAAAGCTCAATACCAGTGCAAGCGAGGATAAGTATGGTAGTGCTGGCAGAGTTAACTGGGTATTGGGAGAGGAAAGGGATTAGAATTAACAGCATGAGTCAGTTAGTGAGTTGGAGTCTAGAATTGCTGAAACAAAGTTTGATAGCTAATGGGCAGATGAGTGAAGATGAAGTGAGTGTGGAGGAAGCGAATAGATTGATGATAGGCCTGGGACTTTATCAACCTGGATTGAGAGGGAGGACGAGAACCAAAATCGCTCATACACTTGCATTTGAGAGTATGAGAGATGAAGGAGTTGATCCAAGAGTGGTAGCAAGTGCACAGTATAACACTCTGCACAATGCAAACAGTGTTAAAGCGCCTGAAAGTGAAGTGATTGAGAGAATAAGAAAAGTACCAAGGAATCAATCACTTTACAATGAGTTAGTGGAGATTGAGAGGAAGAGGAAGGAGGAGGAAATAAAGAATGCTAAAGAGGCAGTGATTAAGCAGGCAAGGGAAAGTGGAGTTATTGCTGAAGTTGATGGAGAAGGGAAAGTGATGAAGGAAGGAATGAGTAGTGAGGAGTTAAATAACTATGATAAGGAAAGAGAGAGGAAAGTGAGAGAGAAGGAAAACGCTCCGGTTGATCCAGAGTGGATGAAGAAAGTGGTGATTAAAGATCGTCCAAATTTTGAATGATCTATTAATCAATAGTTAATCATCTGAATCGTTAAAGATATAATGATTCAGGTGATTAACTTATTGACAAATGTTTGGAGATGTGTTATAATGTGTTAAAAAATGAGAAACGTAAGTGAGAAGGGAGGTGAGTGAGTGATGGCTGAAAGACAAGCAGTAACAATTGAAGAAGTGTTGGAGAGTGAGTTCCCCAAAGAGATGGAGAGATGGGATAAGTGGGACTATGCTATCTTCGGACCGGAGTCATTCGAAGACGATGCGGAGATCATTGTTCACCTAATTAACGAAGATGGATTCAGGAAGAAGTTAACCCTTAAAGTTAAATAGTTCGTTCAGATTTTGGAGGATCTA